AATTTTTTCCTTTCCTTTTTGTACTAATGTCAGGCAAGGCAATGTAAAAGGATTGAGAAATATTTTTATTAGAGCTTATACGATTAATTAATTAACTGGTTTATTAGTTTATAGAGTTATTAAATTCTATACTAATATAGTATTATTTACGGTAACAAGAGTAACAAAGTATTATAAAGCTATATATATCAACACTTTAAGCTGTTACCGTTCTTTATATTAAGAGTAACAACAAAGTAACAAGGTAACAACTATAAAAGAGATGAGATATAGAAAATGATAGATAAACAGCTTAATAGAGCCTTTTTATTTGGCGGAACTACTGACATAACTCATACAGCAACGCACGCGCTTCATCGTAAGAATTGTGATGATAGCCGTAGAAGTCTAAGAAGTTGTATATGTTTAACGTGTCGCGCGTGATGATGTCAAAATGACTGATGTAATCAATGGCGCACTCTCTAAAACTCTTATTACTCATATCACAGCACATTGATGTTATTAGTCGTTTAGTGTCGTCATAGTGGCAACCAGTTATTTCACAGAACTGTGTTATATCATCAAAGTTACCGCCATTTTTTATGAACCATTCCCAAAGCATTAGAATAGCTCCTTTGTTGGCTTTCTTTTCCGCAGGGCTTAACGTGTCGCACTCGCCTAGTCGTCTATCATCTTTGTAATAAGCGTGCATGTACTCATGAGCATGGTCAAAGGGTCTAGCGAGTTCAGTATAAGCACCAAAGCCAAGTTCTAAAGAAATAAAGGCTTTTTGATTATCTAAGTCCCCCAACCTATAAACAACTCCTAATTTTTCTATTTCACATATTAGTAGACTATTTAATTCCTGTTTGTCCATAGTCCACCGCCTTAGTCCTTATTGTCTAAGTCTTTGGCTTTTTGTGTAATCTCGTCCCACTTATCAGAGAACAGCAATTTGATAGCCAATTTATCCTTTTCAGTCAAAGGACGACCACCAGAAGACAACAAGCGCGACCACACGGCGTCATCGTCAGAGTTTGCGACTTCCGCCAAGTCAATCGGCTCATTGATTGGCTTAGCTTCATCACGTCCCAGCAGATAGTCAACTGATACATTGAAATAGTCGGCGATTAGTGCAAGTTTATCAGCATTAGGAGTTTTTGAATATCTTAAATTGTAAATGTAATTTTCGCCAAAATTCAAATCAGAAGATACTTTTTTTAAAGAAACTTTTTTAGAATCGGCAAGTTCTTTTATTCTATCAAACACAGTCATTTTAGGGTTTCTCGCGCCTAAAGCACCTTTAAAAGTGTTTTATGTTGACAAATAGCACTTTTAAAGGTACAATAGTTTTCAGTTAAGTTATTAAACAAAAAAAGCAAAGATATACTTCAATAGCCCCCCAGCAAGTTTATGAAGTTGTTTATTGCTTTTTTAATTATGCTTACATTGTACTTTAAAAAGTGTTTTATCGCAAACATTTAACACTTAAAGCCCTAAATAACATTAAAATAAAAAAAGAAAAGAGGTAAAAAATGCCACTACTAACCCCAGAAATGAAAAAAGCCTTACGACGAGTTCAGGCGGACAAGTTGCTAAATAAAAAAGACCTTGCTAAGCATATCGGAGTAAGCGAAAGCACAGCGAAGTCAATCACTAAAGACAACGAACCGCAAAACGTAAAAAATAAAGTGTTTAATGCCGTCGTTTCCGCTATTGCTGAAAATTGCTAGACTATGAACAAATTAGACACGGCAATCAAGCAAAGCAAACAGTCGAAACCGTACTATCACAAAATCATTCTTGATTTACTTGTACAGCTTACGACAAGCGGAAAACATCGCAGTTTAAGAGCCTTTAAACAGTCAGGCGATAAATTAACCGCAGAACAAAAAGAAACGCTTAGGAGCTATACTGACAGCATTATATTGCTGTTAGAAATTGGCATGGCGTTTCATGAAATAAAACAATTTTTAGTAAATTAAAAAGCCGTCTGAAAGTTTGGCGACCGATGACAGCTTTTTATCAAAATTAGAGAAGCAAACCGTGAAAAATCACGCGCTTTCTATCTCTAATTATATCAAATTGGAGAATAAAAACATAATGAATAACACAGCAAACAAAGAAACTTATATCTTAGACGATTCGATCGCCTTTGAACTCATGGACTTATTAAAAGCTAAAGCGAGACATTTTATCCAACTCAATGAGTATGTTTACCGCTTGTTTGACGGTCAAAGCGTAGTGACATTCACAACTTTAGAGAATGACATTCAAGTAGAAATGGTTAAAGGGTAAGAAAATGACAACAATAGATATTACTGAACAAGCCTTAGGCACGCAATCATCTACTTTCAAAATAGAAGATTTAGAGAAAACACGAACTTTTGAAAATAAACATTTTTTAATTCTCTCTGTAAAAATGAATTCTGAAATTGGACACCAAGTTTTTTTAAAAAGCGTAAAAAACAAAAAAGCAATAATTATTTTCAATCAAAATAAAGCGCCCTTTCGTATCAAGCTCACGCGCGAAATTGCTGAAAAGTACCGTATTAAACAGGAAATCAAACAAACAGAATATAAAAGGGAAAGCCCTGAAGGTCTGTATCCATTAATTGAAGCCATTGAAAAAGATGTATCTCAATTGTTAAATAAACAAGATAAGGACGATTGGGAGAGCTGGAAACGCGTTTTTGCTTACGAATATCTGTATGATGTGGCGTTTAATCGTGGCGTTCGTCAGGAAAGACAACGTAGAAAATCAAAAGAAACAGTTCTATCAGCGTTTGACATTATCGGTGCTGATGATGTTATAGAGCTTTCTAATGAGCTAGGAATAAATGAAGACAGACTGACTTATGCAGTGCTGGAAGTTATCGCTAAACGTAAGAATGGAGGCATGGCATGAGATTTGTTCCAAGATATTGTTTAAAAGACTTACGAGAACTTAACCGCTTAACATTAGAACAAGTTGCTAGAAAAGTAAAACTGAACAGGGAACGTATAGCTGAACTAGAACAAGATAGTAGTTTTATCGCAATTGATGAGATGTTTCGATTTTCAAAATTTTATGATATTTCAATAAAATATATTTTTATAGGAGAACAAGTTGATTTTGATAGAAAACTAAACGAATATTTAGGAGGCAGGAAGTGAATGAAGACACCTTAACGAACCTTGTTGCGCGTGGCTTAGTTGATGAAGTCATTCATTTATTTAATGAACATCTTGCCACACAACTCAAAATCAAAAATGAAAAACGAGTATTACCCTATATTTCTAAAAAGCGTGTCATGGAAGACTTAGATATATCAGACGGCACACTTGATAATTGGGAAAAGCATGGCTTGAAACGCTATAAGCCAAAATATAAAACCTCACTTATTTATTATTTGATTGATGATATATGCAAATTCATCATCATAGATACATAGCAACTTGTCAGGCAAGGCAAAAAAAAGGATTATAAAAAAATGCAAAATATTGTTAAAATTTGCCCTTATGTGGCTGGAATTGATAGCGTAGGAATGCAAAACTTAAAAGCCTATCATACAGAACTTACAGACAAGCAGATTGAAAAGATAGACCCATTGAACGCAAACACAGGCACCGTTGATTATTCTTTTAAAGTTCGTAAATATAAGCACGGTGTCCGATTTGAGGGCGAGAAAGAGGGCGGAGAAATCAACTTATTTGATGAGGTAGCGAAATGATAGAACACCACCAAGGCTACACGGCTATAAAACGGCACGGACAGAATAGTTTTAGACAAGCAGGTAAACACTCCTATAAGATTATTCACAACGCACGAGCGGTTAAATATGACTTAATACAGCAGTTTGAAGCAAGTACAGGCATAATCTTACCCAGCGGAGTGAAAAGCAACTTATGCACGCAATCAGTGCCGATTTTAGGCAAGCAACTGGCTATCATAAAATTACAGATAAAGGAAACTAAAAAATGAAATTAAGCGAATTACAAACAATTGACCAAAATATCATTAAATTTCTTGCTGAACATCGAGGAATTGACCGAGCTGTTAAAGGCAAGATTTTAGCACAAGCCCTTGATATTGATTTTAGAACGCTTCAAAGTAGAATTGAGTACCTACACAAGCAAGGTTGCGCCATTGGTTCGATTGATAACGGCTATTTTATTCCAACTAACGAAGACGAGCGCAGGGCTGGCATTATCAAGAAACAACGCACAGGCATAGCGATTAATAATGCAGTCAATGGCTATACGCTTGCAGAACTTGATTGGATTGACCAACTTTTTAAGGAGGTTGACCATTGACACCAAAAGAACAAGCCTTAAACTGTATTAATCGCGGTTTTTCTGTTATCGCTGGTTTTCCCGCTGGAAAAAGTGAGCGAGCTGTTATAAAAGGAACTTCAAGCGGAACACTTGACGAAATCACAGTAAGCGCGTGGTTTGATGAAATACCGAACCGCAACATCATGATTAATCTTAGAAATAGCGGTTTGATTTGTATTGACTTAGACCAGCACCAAAACGGACAGAATGGGCGGAGTGTTTTCAGTCGATTGTGGAATGAACACAGCGAGGGCGAAATATTAAGTACCTATGTTGAAAAGACACCCACAGGCAACGGCTTGCACGTTTTCTTCAAAGTTCCCAAAGAGCTATTCAGTCAGCCAATTGTCAGCGAACTAGCGGACGGCGTGGAGATAAAGACACACTTCACACCAATATACCCAAGCAAACGCACAGACGGCAATTATATGCCTTTGAATGATACAGAAACTAATAAGCCCTTAACTTTCGATGACCTTTGCGAGTGTCCTAGCTGGTTACTTGAAATGATACAACGACCGCAGGCACGCGCAACAACTGGCACAAGTAGCCGAACTTATGGCGCGGAAATGTGGGAGCTATTCAACCAAGGCGCAAGAAAAGGCAACCGAAACAACGACACGAATAGAATACTTCACTACTGGCGAAAAATTGGTATCGATAATAATAGCTGTATGGACTTATTGCGAACCTTTAACAATCGAACCAGTCCGCCCTTACATGATGACGAGCTGGCGACCATTTGGAAAAGTGTATTCAAGATGAAATAGAAAAGGAAGTCATGGAAGACCAATTAGATAAACTTGTGGCAGAAACACCACAAAGCAATATAAGAAGCCCTAAGCCTAAAATAGAGGACTTCACAGATTATGGCCAAGACGGCAAAAAAGTCATCAATATCGCAGGTTATCAAGAAAACTTAAAAGACTGGTTAGAACAAGAAAAAGAAATCATAAATAGCCCTGATTATATCAAAGCAAACACTCAAACGCTTAGAGCTGTTAGAAAACTATTCTTTGAACACCGTAACTTATTTTTAAGCACACCAAAAGAGGACGGAAAGACACAGAAAACATTAAGCCCTTTAGATACGGCGAGAATAATATATAAAACGCTCAAAGTCATCAAATTAGACAATCAAAGCGGACTGTTAGGAGTTTACAATCACGAGTTAGGAATATATGAAACGAATGAGAATTTCTTTCATCGGCTCATTTACTGGCTAGAACCGTCTTATAGTCAAGCACGGTCAAAAGAAGTCTTATTCAAACTTGAAACTTTAGCAGAGGTTAAGCAACAAACGGCCGAGCCTCATCTTATCCCAGTGGCGAACGGTATTTTCAACAAGAGAACGCAACAATTAGAGCCGTTTAACCCTAGTTATATCTTTACTTCAACGATTGCGACCAAGTACAACGCAAAAGCCAAAGCGCCTAATATTAACGGCTGGAATATAGACGAATGGTTACTTGATTTAATGAGTGGAGATAAAGAGCTAGTAAAATTATTGTGGCAGATTATTTCAGCAAGTACCAACGGCAATTACTCCTATCGAAAAGGCGCGTGGCTAGTCGGTAAAGGGAATGACGGCAAAGGTACATTTCAGAGCCTCATCATAAACTTAATCGGACGCGAGAACGTCGCAAGTGTCAAAGCTGAACAGTTTTCTGAACGGTTCGCCCTTTCTCAAGTCGTGGGAAAAACTTGCATTATTGGAGACGATAGCCAAGTTAGTTACTTAGACAACGCAGGGAACTATTTCAGTGTAGTTACTGGCGACCCAGTACCTATTGAAGCAAAAGGAAAGCAACCAACGCTGGCAGTATTTAACAAACTGGTTATACAATCAACTAATTTTTTGCCAAAATTCAGAAACAAGTCCAACGGAACTTATAGACGTTTGCTCATCGTGCCTTTTGAAAAGTCTTTTACCGCAGATAATGACAATTGGAAAATTAAAGATGATTATATTAAACGCAAAGACGTTTTGGAGTACGTGCTTAAAATCGCCTTATCACTTAATTTTGATAAGTTTGACGAACCCAAAGCCACACAAGGGCTATTAGATGACTTCAAAATTTCTAATGATAACGTGCTGGCGTTTGTGAATGATATGTTTGAGGAGTTTGTCAGTGATTTTCTACCAACTACCTTTCTAAGTGCCTTATATCGTGCATGGTGTGAAGATGAGGGAATTAAGCCATTTACTAAGCGAGAGTTTGAAAATAAACTACCTGACCACATCAAAGAAAAATGGATAAAAACAACGCAAAGACCACACACGGCAGGATTTAACAGAGCCGTGGACTTACACAGAGCAGAGGAGTACGAGCTTTTTAGACGGCTATTTCATTGGGACGATGACAAACAAAAACGATTATCCAAAGGATACCAGCGAAAGAAAAAGTAAATTTGTTACTGTACTACGGTAACATGTTACTGTTAGAGGTAACAACTTTAGGCGCGTGGTTAAGCCATTTATAACACTTTGTTACTCTGTTACCGTCAAAACACTTACTAGCTAGAAATTATCACAGGAAAACAAAAACATGAAAAAAGTACGCTGTCCAACAAATTGAATTGTTGACATAAAAAAATACTACAAATTACTACATAGAAAAATCGGAGAAAATAAAATGACCAACGAAATTACAGAACACTTGAACAAAGCTAAAGCACTATTGATTGAAAAATACAGCGATAGCATTGACGAGCAAGCAAGTCAAGAAGCATTAAAAAACATCAAAAAGGACTTTGAAGCTATTGAAATCTATGCAAACGAAAGCGACACAGAACCGCAGGAATACGAACCACAAGAAACAGTAAAATCAATCATTGAGGAAATTCAACAGCTTACTTTTGCCCCTCATGAAACCACAGGCAATGACGTACAAGTCTTTGCGGACTTGCTGACTGATAGTATTGAGCGTTTGATTAAGGCGTTAGGATTAAATGAAATAAGCCTTTCATCAGAGAGCGAGAATAAACCGCAGGAGCTGGCACTAAAAGCACAACTTCAAGACTTGCACGCGCTCAATCATTCAATGTTTAAAGAAGATATCAACGAAGTGCCACGGTTCACAGACGGCACAATCATCACAGCGAAAGACTTAGCAGATATGAATATCAACGCGCTGGATAATATCGCGGAATTAATCGGCTTTGAGTTAGAAGAATAAACAAAAAGAGCCTAGTCAATGACTGGGCTTTTTTAACGTTATGTTGAAATATAAAACTTATAAAACTTGTCTTTTTACTTTGTTATAATCAAAAGGACGTATAAACAGAAACGAGGGAAAACAATGACACCGAAACAACGTAAATTTTGTGATGAATATATAAAAACAGGAAACGCCACACAGTCGGCTATTAATGCAGGGTACAGCCAAAAAACAGCGAAGTCGATAGGAGCCGAAAACCTGACTAAACCTGACTTAAAAAAATACATTGATAGCAAGTTAAAAGACATTTCAAACAATGCCATAGCAACCGCAGAAGAAACTTTAACTATATTAACGCAGATAGTACGCGGAGAGCATACAGAGCAAGTTATAACAGCAGAGGGCGACTTCATAGACAAACACCCTGATACTAATCAAGTCATTAGGGCGAGCGCTGAAATCTTAAAACGTTACCCACTTGCCCAAGACATTAATATCAAAGGGAGTTTAAAAGTTAGTAACCCTTTTGAAAATCTAACGGAAGAGGAGCTTAGAGCCTTAGCAAGCAGAGAGGGGGAAGCGTGAAAGATAAAACAGACAGAATTATAAGCGATTATGTCAACGGACGCACACAAGCCAAAATAAAAGCAATTGAGAGCCGTTATCTATACAGGGTAAAACAGGACAACCTAGGAATTAGAACAGCTTATAAAGGCACAGCAGAGCCAGAGGGGAAAACATTAAACAAGGAACGCATGGAAGAGGACAAAGAGCTGATAGGATTAAGGCGAACACTTGAACTTTTAGGAGCTTTATACAATACTTTAACAGTATCAGAAAAAAGAGTCATAGAGTTAAGATATAAAGGTTATAACGGTTTTACGTGGTATCGTGTCGATATGGAGTTAGAGAGTGCAGGCATAGAAATACCTATCAAGAGAGCTAAAAAAATATACATTGCTTTCAAAGAAGACGTGGCGCGTGTTTTGTAG